AGTTTAAAATTCGGATAACGTTCCTCGCCGTTTTTCTTATACAATATATTTTTGCCATTGTCGTCAGTACACCACCGTTTTATGGTCTTTTGAAATTCGTCCATATGTTTTATATCGTCTTCGTCATCGTCGTCAATGACAAAATCATAAATCGAACACCCCAGTCGACATAAATCGAAACTATAGTTGGGGTCGATTCTCGGTTTGTCTTCATTCATAAATGGTTCGAAATTGTATTGCGTGGTTGCATCGCCACCCACTGCAAAACTATCACTACAAAACAGTTTTCCCTGGACTTTATATATACTTCGACCGAAATCGATGAGTTTGTATATTTTTCCGTAGGTGGGGACTTTGTATGTGTTTCCGTCATATCGGTAATATAAATATTCCAGGTCGGTGTTTACATACATAATATTGTTGGTGTGAAGGTCGTTGTGTGTAAAATGAAACGCTTTTTGATATACGATTAATGTCATGATAATTTGTATCATTGCACTGGCTGCTTCGTTTTCATCCAATTTCCCGCGCTCGAATAAATCGTCAAGAGTGCCTTTGCATTTTTCAAGACAAATCATTTGTATGGGGAAATTCTTGATGAAGGCATAAGCGTCGTTACTGTCAGATTCGTCAGATTGTTCGGATTCGCCAGATTCATCTGACGATTCTACATCTGACCAATTATCGTCTGTATCGTCTTCATCATCGGACTCTTTGTCTTTTTCAGTTTCATCATTATCATTATCATCGTCTGAACTATAATTTAATTCACTATTATTAGAAGTATTCGTACTGCATGTAGATGAATGTGTCGATGAGGATTTTCGAGAACTATCGTTTTTTTCATATATTAATTGTTCCAACGGTTCCCGTGTTTCATTTTTATCGAAAATTTGACAATGATTAAAAGATTCGTCTTTTGCGCGTTCCAAAGGGTTTGGTACATTTTGAATATTTATGGATGCAGTTGGTTCTCTACATTCGAGAGCGTTTGCATCATCTATTAATTCGATACTGCCCAAATCAACGGCCGAAATATTATGTTGTTGTACATTGGATGATATGCGTAATTTATGTTTGTTCCCGCGAGAACCATAGTCCAAATAATCCGTGGATTCCGATTTGGTCAAGGTAAATAATTTATTTGTGTTTTCCAAGAAATGCTTCGATGTATTCAAATATTCTAAATCGTCTTCCACATTCATTTTAAACATATCTTGAACTCCTAAATAAGACCCATAGAAATCGATTCCGCTCAAAAGTCCGTGTGTATGTAACATCTGACTACTTAGATAACTGAAAAAACAATCCACATAAGATGCATTATTGGGCGACAGTAATTTGGGCAAACAATCCGTTTCAGTCGATGTCGGGTTGGGCATCGATATGGTGCGCTCGTCATCGATATTGTACTTGCCAATCATATATCGAATGGGGTCCAGTAGCGGCGAGAACTTGATGAATACTGGTTTGTTGTTTCTTGGTCCATCGGTTTCTTGGACCGTGTGTAAATCGATAAATTGTGATGTATTATTAAATGTGATGTTCTCTACATTATTGAAAAAGGATTGGTATGTCGGGTTATAACTCTGTAATTTGAAAATTTTATAGGGGTTATAGCTGGATTCTGATTCTTGTTCTGATGGTGAAAACTGTGTTTCCAAATGTGCTAAATCCGGCAATGTCGATTGACAACATTGGATGGTGAATTTGGGATTTTCTTCTACGTTTTCAGACAATCCCACACTTTTAGCGATATCGGAAGGATTCATATGATTTATATTTTATCCAAAGTATATTTTTGGCTTTATACAAACTTATTGATGGTTCTCTTGTTTTTACAATCGATGATACGTTTGTATTCGTTTTTATATAATATATTTATATTGCATACATATACATATATTCCTTTTGCATATATTCGCCTATCGCTCGAAATGTCATCATTGGAATTGAAAAAATTTGATATGCGTTCTATTACGTTTAAACCAGACGAAAATAAGGGTCCCGTTATTGTTATGATTGGTCGTCGTGATACAGGCAAGTCATATTTGGTGCGCGATTTATTATATCATCATCAGGATATTCCCATCGGGACCGTTATTTCGGGGACAGAGGCGGGGAACGGTTTTTATGCCGCCCATGTACCGAAACTGTTTATTCATGAAGAATACAACACGGTTCTCATCGAAAATGTGCTGCGTCGACAAAAGGCAGTGCTCAAACAGGTTAACAAAGAAATCGAGCAGTATCGCCGGTCTACTATCGATCCTCGCACCTTTGTTATTTTAGATGATTGCTTGTATGACCAATCATGGACTCGTGATAAGATGATGCGTTTATTATTTATGAACGGCAGACACTGGAAGGTCATGTTAATCATCACAATGCAATATCCTTTAGGCATTCCTCCCAACCTGAGAACCAACATAGATTATGTTTTTATTTTACGAGAACCTTACATGACAAATCGAAAACGAATTTGGGAGAACTATGCATCGATGTTTCCAACATTGGAATCTTTTAACTCGGTAATGGACCAGACAACTGAGAATTTTGAGTGTCTCGTAATCAATAATAACGCAAAATCGAACAAATTACAGGACCAAATATTCTGGTACAAGGCAGAAACCCGGCCCGATTTCAAGTTGGGTAGTAAAGAATTCTGGGAAATATCGAAAAGTATGGGTTCGGACGACGAAGATGAAGCGTATGACCCGAGTAAATCGAAAAAACGAAACAGCGGACCGGCGATTAATGTGAAAAAGAGCAAGTGGTAAGTGGATAATTGGCATGAATCGCACCATTATGCTAACATAAAACCGCTTACTAATTTAATAAGCGGTTTTATTTGGATATAAACAAATCACCCGTTTTTAATAAATCTCGCTTTTTAATTATAAAAGCAAGATTTACTGACTAATTAATAAGAAATTGTACATAAAATTGAACCGGAATTTTACATATTCTAATAATGTAAAAATAATGAGTGATTTTACGATAAATTTAGATGAATTATTATATTTATCAAATTCGAAATGCGCAATAACGAAACATTTAAAAAAAAATTACAAAGAAAATATTCATTATATAATCGAAAAAAATAATTTTAAAAACACGCCAAAATATGGTGGTCAAAATCAAATGGTATATATGCTTACCGAGTTAGCATACGATTTATTAAAAAATTCATATAATTTACGCAATCGATATATTGTAGATGTAAGTGACCAAGTAAAATGCGTAAATATTGGAATGTGTATTGAAAATCAAACAATCGGATTTATCGAAAAAGCATACAATTCAATATTAAATGTAAAAAGACAATATATTTTTGGCAAATACAGAGTCGATTTATATTTCATTGATTATAAATTGGTAATCGAATGTGACGAAAACAATCATATCGATAGAGATTCCATACAAGAAAAAATTCGAGAAGATTACATAATTTCGCTCGGAAATAAAATTATCAGATACAATCCAAACACAAGTTCGTTTGATTTGTCGAATGTATTGAGCGAAATCAATGCTATATTATTTTCGGTTAAACCATGAAATCCTTCGCTCAGGCAGCGAAGTAGCCGAGTTTTACGAAGTTTTGTCACTTAGATACATTTACGCTTTCAGCAGGCAATCCAAGTGGTTCGCCGTTTGAACAAACGGCTCATTCCAACCCGTTTTTTATTATAATCTTGCTTTTATTAATAAAAGCGTTTTTAATAAAAGCGATTTTAAATATAATAAACGGTTATAACAACTTAAAGAACAATTGTTATATATATTATAAATAAGATGCAAGACGTAAACATCGTTGAACTTATTGAAAATAACCCCATCACTCGGCTGTCAGGTGTATATAATAATAAATTGTTGAATAAAATCAAGGACAATTTCAGTGGATTTGAACAACAATTGTTCGTAAGTAGTTTTTATTGCTACTTGAACTATGATAAAAATATCGATTTTGTGGTTGATTTGGATAATGTATGGAAATGGTTGGGGTTTCAGCAAAAACATAATGCCAAGGTCGTATTGGAAAAACATTTTAAACTTGATGTTGATTACAAAACCGTCCATGCAATCGCAGGAACGGTTTTAGAACATGAAAAAATTAATGGCGGTCAAAATAAACAAACTATCATGCTAACTGTCAAATGTTTCAAATCATTATGCTTAAAATCACAAACAAAAAAAGCATCGGAAATCCATGATTATTACATGAAAATGGAAGAAGTATTACATGAAATCGTGGAAGAAGAAACGGACGAATTACGCCTTCAATTGGAACAAAAAGAAAATATCATTTTGGAAATTAAACAATCATCTGAACAAGAAAAAATACAAACAAAAAAAGAAAAACAGCGCGCTGTCGAACAAGCAACAATTGTTCAATTCCCGTTAAACACAGAATGTATATATTTCGGAACAATTGACAATACAAACGAAGCGGGCGAAAAATTAATCAAATTCGGCCACACAAATGATTTGGCTACCCGCCTACAAGACCATCGCAAAAAATACGACAATTTTATTTTGGCGGCCGCGTTCCGGGTTCAAAACAAAGTGGAAATCGAAAATCTCATAAAAACATACCCCAAAATAAAACGACAAATTCGTACCATTGAAGTCAATGGTAAAAATAAAACAGAAATAATCGCGTATGACGTGACCAATTTTACGATTGATAAATTATCCAAGTATATCAAAGATATCATCCATTCCAAAACGTATAGCATTGACAATTTCAATAAAATGATACAGCGAAACGAAGAATTGGAAAATGAAAATCGAGATTTGAAGGAACATATGGCAAAAGACAAACAAACCATCACAAAACAAACGCTGGAAATAAACGAAATGCAGGAACGAATCGAAACGCAAAATGCGTCGATTGCAAATGTAAATATCGAAAATCAATCGGTATATCAACAGGAAGACGAAATGACACAAAAATTCAACGAATTCATCACACAAATGTGTATTGTAAGAAATGATGTGGAAGAATCGTCGGTGGATATGGAGGGACAATATCGAATTTGGTGTAAAACAAAGCCAAAGAAGGAAACGTTCCATGCCCTAAAAAATTATTTGGATACCCGGTTTAAACAATCGCGACTTTCAAAACAAGATAAAAATCAGGTGGTTCACGGTTATATCGGTGTAAAACTGAAGGACATAAAATATACAAAAAAACTGGTAGCGAATGATGCCGAAACATATATTTTCCAAGTGTGTCGTTTTTCGCCCAATGGAAAAATATTGAATTCGACATTGCTCCAAGAATATCAACGATGGAAGACAAGTGTGAATAAGGAATGTTCCGATAATGATATGAAAGACCTAAAAGAGTATTTGAATTCGTGTGAATATGTGCTCAAATCGACGGTATGGACGGACAAAGGATCGAACGAAGGGTATTACGGAATATCATTAAGAGCGGATGAACACAAACACAAAACCACATCGTCTACCGGTAAAAAAGTAGAGAAGCGCGATAAAACAAATCAAACGCTGGGAACCTGGGAAACAATCGCCAAGGCGGCGGAATCGGAAAATATGTGCGCCGCCAAGATGAGTCGTAGTATCAAAGCAAAGACCATATTCAATGATGATTATTATTATTGTGTCGCGACGTGATGATTTGTCGAATTCGTTTAGTGAATGTTTCTCAGAGTTGTACGATAATAATCAATAAATTCGAGTTTTTCAGAAGTATCTAATTTTTCAAGAACCAATATCAATGTCCGAAACGCCATATGATAATCGTTATTATTTATATAACCGTCGATTGTTTTCTTCGACCCCCAAATAAAAAACATATGGTCTTCTTCGGCAGATATTTCCATTTTTTAATAACAATAAAACTAATAATACGTTTATATTATTAGTTTTGTATAGTAGATATTACTAACAATGTCTATTGGATTTGGAGTTACAGACACCGAATCGACAGAAACAACGAAGCCCAGTTCTACGTTTTGTTACCTAATCGTCCCCCAACATATTTCAAGAGTGGCGTTTTTTTCTGCCCCATTTTTAATATGTGCCGGAGTCATGTCGCATATATATAATTACGTTTCGCTCACGATATGTTTATCCGGATTATTGATTACCAGCATCATGTATTGGAATAAAATTCAAAAATATTCAATTATAAAAATGGTCGATATCGGTTTAGCTATTTCTGTGCTATTAATAATGACCGGAATATCAATGTCTGATTTCGATGAACAATATAAACGATTATGGAACCAGACTGTATTCATTTCGATCGTCATGTATTTTATAAACAATATATTGTTTTATTACCAAATATTGCCGGAAACTATCGAACCTTTCGTACCTTTCGTACCTTTCGTACCGACCGTTCCATTCACCGAGGAATGCAACGTAGACGCGGATATAGACTCCGTCGCTACGTCAGCTACGCAACCCAGTGCAACAGAATCTGGTTATTGGTATTTTTCTCTTGTATGTACCAGACCAAACACTGCAGACCGAGAGAGGGCATATTATCGGTCAACCTACACGCATATGTTTTTCCTCCATATGCTTCCGACCATGATATTTTCATATTGTATGATTATGTCGAATATCCCGAATAATCAATCCAATCCACAAAACCGGGATATATTTCTGGGGTGCCAGACGGACATCATTAATTCTTCAAATACATTATTGTGAAAATATTCCTTATGTTTTTTATAATACTCAATAAATAAATTACATTCGATTGCACATTCGTTTAAATACTGCCGATGTAAACTGGGATAATTTACGTATTTATCAATCGTAGTATTGTATGTATGTTTTTGACAATAATGACAGGTATGGGGAACACATCGTTTTGGTCGCGAATTATCGTCATTTACAATATGAATGGTTTGACCCGGAAAATCGTCGTGATTTTTAGATGCATTAAATTTCGAATTATAATGTTTATTTAGGTCATCGATTCTGGGGGTATATTGTTTGTACCAATTTATTTGTTCTTCGAAATGCATCATGATTATTATTGTGTTTGATTATTAATTATATAGAATGAATAATAAAAATAAAATGATATAAATGTCGATTCAATTTTTCAAAACAATCCGTTCACAAAATTATCCACATAAGCCTGTTCATTTCTGCTACACAAATCATTATATTCGGCAATATTGATAATTCGCGGGGTTCTCTCCGTACTATTCACAATTCGATTATAAACATCGGAACTCGGAATATTTTTCAAAAAAGACACAAACGTACTATCTCGTTCTTGATAGTAATTGATATGTTTATTGACGCGACCTCGGTTCATAACATCGATAACAGGTATCAAATTCCCGACCCGGTCAATGTCAAGAAGTTCACCATCGGCCCACACACACGAAAATGGAACAATATGTTCATTCCAGTACTTATTGTTCAGATAATTGATCGAAACAAAATTCTTATAATAAAACGACGACAGTAAATTCTCCAAAAAGGACAATTTGCGACGCTTGTTTGTCCGTTTTTTGTCTTCGTACGTAATCGGCTCATTTATTTCGCCAATGATGACCAAACAAACTTCTTTCATTCGATCCTCATTTATATCCGACGACAAATGGTCTGGATGTTTTAACATTTTCGCCGCGAGATTTTCAACATATGCCCCACCTGCTTCAAACATAATTTTATCGTATATTTTTAATAAATCGCGTTTTTCCGTATTATCGATTTCTTTGACCAGCAAATGATACACAATGGCGATTTTCGCGCGTTTCAAAATGTCCGATTCGACAAAGCCATTTTTCAACATTCCTACAATTGCCGCGACCACCACAAACAAATTGTTTTTCTTCAATTCGAATTTGTCCTTACACGCACGTCGACTGAACAATGTTTCGTCGATATTTTCCGGAAATAATTGATTGACACACAAAGACATCAGTTTACAAGAATCGACCATATATTGGGTAAACGCGGCGATATGTTCGGAATCAAACTGGTCCGTTTCAAGTCCACCACATAATAATTTGTACAATTTGAAAAACATGGATACACCGGCGGCATCAAATGGAGGAATAATATTTTCGTATTTTTTACTGCAAAAGTTTTGAAATCCGACGATATAATCGAATGCATTGATTTTGAACGAATTGATATTATCGATATGAAACCCCTTTAATACCTCGTCCATATTTTTCTCGTCATAATATGTTTTTATTTCTTTGCGGATTTCAAAATTCATGTCTTGGTCCAAGATGGTCACATCCACATTGAAAAGGGTCGATGCAAGAAGTTCACTTTGTGACAAACCGTTGTTATGTTTATTGATATCTTCGAATATTTTACACAATTCATCGAACGAC